GACGTGCAGGATAATCGCGTTGCTGTAGGTATTTATGCGTATGCCGAGGGAGAAGAGTGTTGGTTGATTTCACACGATGAGATCTATGGCGACCCTGCAGGGCCAAAGCTTTGGGAGCAAGTTGACGACGTAATTTTTAGAACGTACAAACGCAGCGACGGGAAAGAGGTCAAGCTTTCCGCTGTTGGGATTGATAGTGGAGGCCACTTCACTAGCGAGGTGTATGCGTTTTGCCGCGAGCGAATGAAGCGCAACGTTTTTGCGTTGAAGGGTCAGTCACAGCGGAATAAACCTGCGATTGGCAAGCCAAGCAAGGTTGACATCAACTATCGCGGCCAAGTGCTTAAAAACTCTGCCGAGGTATTCCCTGTTGGAGTCGATACGATCAAGTCAACGTTGTTTGGACGTTTAAAGCACAACGAAGAGGGTGCGGGCTACATTCACTTCCACGCAGAAGCCAGTGAAGAGTATTTCAAGCAACTCACGTCAGAACGTCAGGTTGTTCGTTATGTCAAGGGTTTTGCGGTGCGTGAGTGGAAGAAAAAAGCTGGGGATCGCAACGAAGCGTTGGACTGTTTTGTTTATTCCTACGCAGCATTGAACTTTTTATATCTGCGGTACAACCGACATACAATTTTTGAACAGTTCAAAAAGGCAGCAATAAAAATCGAGCCTAAGACTGAAAGGAAGGTAGAATCTGAATATCAGCCATTGCGACGACGTGGTGCGCGTCGTCCTCAGCAGTCCTTTGTTACCAGCTGGTGAGCATTCTTGTTCCTGAAATTGTTAACGCAGGCGACACCGTCATTTTTGACGTACCTGCTTTTAACGACTCGATTGGCACCCAGATCGACAGCGCAAGTTATACGTTGACTTGGTATGCCAGGACAAATACAAACCACGAAGGAGCCACAATCACAGGCGTAGCCGAAAGCGACGGATGGCGCGTCACAGTGCCTTCTAGCGTCACCACAGGTTTTGATGCCGGGTTGTGGACTTGGCAAGCAATTGCATCTTTGGGTTCAGTTCAATACACGGCAGGCAGAGGCCAGTACACCGTTAAGGCCACTCTTAGTTACACAGGGCAGCCTGGGGCATTTGACGATCGTTCAAGGGCAAAGATTGATCTGGACTATGTAGAGGCTGCGATTAGAACGCTGTCTCAAGGCGGCATGGTTCAGGAATATACGATTGGCGGTCGAAATTTAAAGAGATACAAGATGGTCGAATTGCTGCAATTGCGTGATGCTTTGCAAGCTGAGGTCAACGCCGAACGTCGGGCTGAAAAGATTAGACAAGGGCTTGGTAATCCTGGCCTAGCCAAAGTGAGGTTCCGTTAATCATGTGGCCCTTTACGCGAAAACGCAGAGTTGCAAGACGCAACTACGCAGGCGCTCAAATGAATCGCCTGACATCCGATTGGATTAGTCAAGGCACAAGCGCCGACTCAGAAATAAAAAACAGCCTGCGTGTTCTGCGGAATCGTGCTCGGGCTCTTGTTCGCGATTCAGATTTTGCAAAATCTGCGTTGCGTGCTGTTAAGAACAACGTTGTTGGTCAAGGCATCAAGCATCAAGCGCAAGTGCGAATGATTCGAGGCGGTCGCCTTGATGAACGCTTGAATCCAATCATTGAGCACGAATTCAAGAAATGGAGTAAAGCCAAGAACTGCCACGCAGGTGGCACCTTGTCTTGGGCTCAAATCCAGCAGCTGTGCATCGGCAGCATGGTCGAGTCGGGTGAGGTCTTTGTTCGCCTTGTCCGCCAGTCTTTTGGCGATAGCCGCATCCCGTTGGGCTTAGAGGTCATCGAGGCAGATTTGCTCGATGATGATTACACCGGCTTTGAGCCAAACGGTAATCGCGTCCGTATGGGCGTTGAGCTTGACGAGTGGTCAGCCCCAGTGGCTTATCACTTCTTGAATTATCACCCTGGTGATTATCAATTTAGTTACGCGCAAATTGCCAAGAAGCGTCGGACGCGGATCCCTGCCAACGAAATTATTCACTTGTATTCCGTTGACCGTCCTGGTCAAACCCGTGGGGTGACTGCGTTTGCCTCGGCAATCATGCGGTTAAACAACCTGCGTGGTTACGAGGAGGCAGAAATTATCGCTGCACGCTCAAGCGCAGCAATGATGGGCTTTGTTCGCACGCCTGATCAAGAGCTGTTTGAGGATGGCACTTATCAAGAGGAGTCTGTTCTGGACTTCTCTCCTGGCAGCATCCGTCGCCTTGCGCCAGGAGAAGAAATGCAATTCTTCTCGCCTCAGCGTCCAGACGATGCGTTCACGCCATTTGTGGCGCAGATGTTGCGTGCCGTGGCTGCTGGTGTCGGTTGCTCCTATACCCAGGTCAGTTCTGATTTTTCTCAATCCAACTACAGCTCGTCCCGTCTTGAGCTGATTGAAACGCGGGCTCATTACAGAACGCTGCAGCAATACGTCATCGACAAATTGTGCCAACCAATTTATGAGCGTTGGATTGAAATGGCCGTGATGTCAGGTGTCTTGCAGATGCCTGCCTTTGACATGGATCCTGATCGTTATTACGAAGCAAAATGGATTGCACCAGCGGCGCAGTTTGTAGACCCGCAAAAAGAAGCTGAAGCGTATAAGTCAATGGTCCGGTCAGGCATCATGACTTTGTCTCAAGTTGTCGCCTTACACGGTGGAGACTTTGAGGAAACCATGCGTCAAAGAGCCCATGAGCTTGCAACTATGGATGATCTTGGGATCGTCTTGGATTCTGACCCTAGTGCTGTTAACAAGGCAGGCCAAGCACAAAACCCACCTGTCGAGCAGACAGAACACCCTGAAATTCATGAGGAGGATGACTAATGGCTAACGTCAACGGCACTGACATCAACTTGTCTCCAACTGAGGGGATGAAGTCAGAAGCAAAAAAATATCGTCAGTGGAAAGAAGAAGGCGAAAAAGGTGGCACTGAAGTCGCTGCTCGTCGCGCTTCTCAGATTTTGTCTGGCGATGAAATTAGCCCTGACACTGTTATTGAAATGTCTGCCTGGCACGCCCGTCACGCGGTAGATGCTGAAGGCGAAGGTTTTAGTTCTGGAGAGGATGGTTATCCAAGCCCAGGCAGAGTTGCTTTTGCTGCATGGGGAGGTGCTGCAGGTCGTAGCTGGAGTAACTCAAAATCAGAATCAATAAAAAAAGCGAGAGAGCGTAGTTATGATCCCAATAGCACGGAAACTATTGAAAACATGACTGAACGCGCTGCGCCTGATGCGCTTAAAACTGGAGATTTTGTTTCTTGGAATAGCAGCGGCGGCACAGCTCGCGGGCGCATAAGTCGTGTTGAACGTAACGGGACAATCGATGTCCCTGACTCAAGTTTCACGATTACTGGAACTGCTGAAGACCCTGCAGCGTTAATTACTCTGTATCGCGACGGTGAGCCTACAGATAGAAAAGTCGGGCACAAATTCAGCACTCTTACCAAGATTGCTGCGATCCGCATGTTTGAAGATACGGCGTTAACGCGGGCGCACAGCACTGATTACGTTGAGAAAGAAGACCGCACAATTGAGTTCCCGTTTGCTTCTGAGGAGCCTGTTGAGCGTTACTTCGGCATGGAAGTGCTGGAAATGTCAGAGAAAGCGATGGACTTGTCTCGCTTAAATGACGGCGCCCCACTGCTTTATCAGCATGATGCTGATCGGATTGTTGGTGTTGTGCAGCGTGCATACATCAAAGACAAGCGCGGTTACGCGGAAGTCAAGCTTGCTAACAATGAGCTTGGCCGCGAAATGCAAGATTTAATCAAAGACGGAATTATCAGGAACGTCAGCTTTGGATACAAGATCAATGAGATGGAGGAAGATAAGTCAACTACCCCAATGACTTATCGGGCCACCTCTTTCCAGCCGTTTGAACTCAGTTTGGTGACCGTGCCAGCTGATCAATCGGTTGGCATCGGTCGCAGTTTTGACCCTGTTGAAACTGTGTCTACGGCCTCAGCCGTACCTACTACAACTCCTATTTCCATCATGGAAGAACAAACTCCAGACCTGGAGCTTCTTCGTGCTGAGGCCTCCGAGGCCAAAGCAAAAGAA